GCCAGGCCGTGAGCAGCGGGGGCGAGATCAGATTCGTGGCGACGATCATCGACGGACAGACGGTTCAATTAAATGTTCCGTTCACGGCGCCGCCGGCGCCGGGCGCGCCGGTGGGAGCGGCAATCACGTATGCGCCCGCGACCGAGTTACCAAGCGTCGGGATCTTCGACTACTGGGACCCCTCGACGGCGGTACAGCGATTGTTGTGCGGAGGCTCTGTCGACCAGATGGAGATCGACCTGAACGGCGACTACCACGAATTTCGGTTCAGCGGCCAGGCGCAGGATGTGGTGGACAGCGTCAGCTTTGCGAGCAGCATGAGCGCGGGACAGCTACAGACTTTTCCCGCCGAGCCGACGGTGGGCGCCTTCGACTACACGATCGTCCCCGGGAATCTCGGAGAGGCATGGCTGGGAACGCTGCCGACACAGTTTTTCACCATCACGTCGGCATCGGTGGAGCTGAAGAACGGATTGGATACTAGATTCAAAGAATTCGGATCGAGCCTTCCACAAGCAATTTCGCCCGGCGATCGGACCGTGACGGCCGCATTCGAGCTGTACAGCCAGACCGATCCGAATACGCAGGGACTGTATCAGGCGGCGCGCCTGCAAACGCCGATCAGCGTAATGTTCCAGTTGGGCGAATCGCGGGGACAACTCGTCGGCGTGTATTTGCCGAGTGTAATTCCGGTGGTTCCGGAATTTGACGACAGCAAAAATCGGCTGCAATGGAAATTCCGATCATCGAGGGCGCAAGGAACCGCAAACAACGAAATCGCGGTGGCCTTTGCCTAGGGGGGTCGAGCTTCCATGATCTATGAAAGCGTGGCCACAGTGGAGTCGCGGGTAGCGAGCGGCGTAACGTTCACGGTGGCGAAAATGTCGTTCGGAAGGCGGTCGGAACTGATGCGCCAGGTTCGCGAACTGGCCCGAAGGATGGAGTTCCTGGAGGCAGGCGAGGATGCGGGGCAGAAGATGGATGCGGTGCTGCTACGAGTAGAGATCGAGCGGCTTTACGTAAAGTGGGGTCTGCTGGGGATCTCGGGACTGGAAGTGGATGGTGTGGCTGCCACGCCGGATTCGCTCGCGGATATCGGACCGGAAGAGCTGTTTCGAGAGGCGGCGGCACTGGTGCGTTCACAGACAGGGCTCACCGAGGAAGAACGAAAAAACTGATTGTCGCCTTCCACTTTGGAAATTCTAACCGGGCCGGTTGGAAGTGCGACAGTTGCCGGAAATCCGGCCTGGAGAAAAAGCGGCGGTGCGGATGGCTCCCGGCGGATACACTCGGGCCGACAGGCCTGGTGTGGGCGCGGCGGAATGTCACGCTGGACCAGTGCCCAAAACCGTATATCACGGCGGAAAGCCAGTCGCTGTTGGAGGAGTTTTTCATCCGGCGACAAATTCGAGCGCTGGATGGTGAAGAATTGAGCGCCCGCCAGGTGGAGGCATCCCTGATTTTGGAGAAAGAACTCGCAGCGGAATTGGAAATCGGAACACGCGGCGGGCGGAGCTGAAATGGCAACGTTTCCTCAGCTTAAGACTGGCTCGGTGGCACAGTATCCCGCGACTAAGTCAGTTCGATTTCAGAATCAGACGGTCCGCTTTCTCGACGGGAGCGAGCAACGGTATCGCGATTCAGCCGGCCCGCTGCATCAATGGGTAATCCAACTCAGCGAGCTAGACGAGAGTGAGATGGCGGCGCTCGAGCAATTTTTCGAAGACAGCCAGGGCCGGCTCGGGAACTTTGCCTTCACGGACCCGTGGGACGGAACAAAGTACCCGAGTTGCAGCCTGGCCAGCGATGATTTAACTCTGGGGTCCGTGGCGGAAATGCGCGGGAAGACCTCCCTGACGGTGATCGAAAACCGGAGCCTCTAATGCTCATCTACCCCCAACTTCCGACTGGCGCACTGGCTCAGTTTCCAGCTCAGAAACGGCTCCACATGCGGACTTTAGTCAACACGGCCGCGGACGGCACGGCTGTAAAGCTCGCTGACCCAGAGGCGGGAACCGTAGAGTGGCAATTGAAGTACGCCGCACTGAGCGACTCTGAGTTGGGCACTCTGCTTCAGTTTTTCGCGGCGGCATCGGGCACGCTGAACAGCTTCACATTTGTCGATCCGACAGCGAACCTGTTGGCGTGGAGTAACGACTTGAGCAATGCAGTCTGGAACGCGGCGTCATTTCTTTCCCTCGCCGGAGGCAATGCCGATCCAACGGGCGGAAACAACGCGTGGCACGTGACGAACTCCGGCGCGGCGGTACAGGACTTGTGGCAGACTCTGACGTCGCCCGGAGGATATGTGTACTGCCTCAGCGTGTACGCGAAGTCCTCCGCACCAGGCACGCTGACTCTGTTACTCGGAAGCAACCGCTACGATCAGAATCTCAGTACTAGCTGGCAGCGGTTTGCTTGCACCGGAACCGGGGACCCGACAGCCTCGTCGATGACGTTCGGAATCGAGTTGGGAACAGGCGCGGTAGTCGACATATATGGCTTGCAAGTAGAACCGCAGGACAGCCCGTCGCTTTATAAGCCCAGCACCACAGGCGGATGTTACGAAAACGCCCGTTTGCGCGACGACGCCCTTTCCTTCACCACCACGGACGTAAATCGGCATTCGGCGACGGTCAATATCCTTTATGCAAACAATCTCTGATCTAAAGGAACAGAGCGTCACCGACACTCCGTTAATCGTGTTCAACTGCGTCCTTTCCAACGGGCAAACGGAATACTGGTGTACCCACACGGTAACGGCGGGAGGAAATACGTACGCCGCGCGGGTGATCCAGCATAGCGCTTTCGGTATTCAAACGGCGTCGGACCAAGGGATCGATGGAAGCCCGCAAATCTCAATTGTCCTCGCGAATGCCGATTCATACTTCTCGGAAATCGAGCGGTCCGTTGGATGGAAGGGCGCACGTCTCACGGTGGGAGTCCTCTTCTACGACCTGCCGAACAACGCCGCTCTCACCGATATCGCGGTGGTCTTTCAGGGGATATGCAATCCGTCCGATCGAAGCGACGAATCGACATTCCGATTAACTGCCCTGAATCGCATGAGCCTGCAGAGGGTGTTTCTACCCGAGGTCCAGATTGAACGACGGTGCCCCTGGCAGTTTCCTGTGACGCTCGCACAGCAAACAGAAGCGGTGGACGGCGGAATCAATAGCAAGTACTCCTTGTATTACCGCTGCGGTTACTCGGCCGGCCTTCCGGGTGGAATGGGGAATCTAAACGGCACGGCTCCTTACACGGCCTGCGGGTATACGCGTACCGATTGCCAGGCACGGGGCATGTTCTCGCGATTCGGAGGATTGGAATTCATCCCCCCAGCAATCAGCGTCCGGAGCTATGGCAAGGGCTGGACGACTTCGGCGGTGTCGATTAACCAAGCTCTCTACAACGACTATGTCCCGATGATTTACGGTACGGTTTGGCAGCAGCCGATCATAACGTTTGCGCGGAATGACGGCAACCTGACCCGGATGGAAGTACTGCTGGGAATCGGTCAGATTCAGGGCGTGCTGACGGTCCTGGTGAATGATGTGGAGATACCGATCGGGGTGAGCGGCACCAATATGACCGGCACCGGTTGGTACAACGTGGAGACGCTCGGGACGAGAGACGGCGCATTGGATCCCAATTTCACGGACTCCACCGGGGCACCTGTGGGCGATCCATACGGGAGTATGGCGTATCTATCGGTGGTGGTTCCGAACCAACTAAACAACGGAACATCCCTTCCAAGCGTCGAAGTTTTGGTTCAGGGGCTCCTGGTACCGGTGTATACGGCGAACGGGACTTATGTCAGCGATCAGTTCTCGAGCAATCCCGCCTGGATTCTCCTGGATGTTCTGCGAAGAAGCGGCTGGTCGGCAACGGAGATCGACGTTACCAGCTTCGCCGCAGCAGCGGCGTATTGCGACGAAGAGATCGCGGCCACCGATATCAACGGCAACCCAATCACGCTGCCACGCTTTCAATGCAATCTGCTTTTGCAAAACAGGCGAAGCGCCGGAGATGTGGTGCGAGGAGTCCGCAATTGTTCGCGGATGTACCTGACCTACGGACGGACCGGCGTCCTCCAAGCGAACATCGAGAACACGATCGCACTGGAGAGTCCATCCCAAGCGGCATGGTCGAACAGCACCGAGCCCCTGAATGGCGGATGGCCGAGTTATGAATTCGGCGACGGTAGCAATGGATTCTCGGGAATTATGCGCAAGGCGAATGGAGCATCGAGCGTGGTAGTGACAGCGCGCAGTATCGCCGATACGCCGAACTGTATGTCGGTCGAGTTTCAGGACTCGCTAAATGGGTATCAGCAAGATAGCTATGAAATGGTTGACCCGGCCGATATCGCGTTGACGGGGCAGACAACGTCTGCGGCGTTGATGGCGCTGGGCCTGCCGCAGTTCGATCAAGCATCGCGGATTCTCAAATTCAATCTCGACAAGTCGATTCTGGGAAACACATACATTGCGTTTCAGACGAGCATCAAGACGTTCGGAGTTTCGCCCGGCGATCTGATCACGGTCACCTACCTCAAAGAAGGCTTCCTGCGCCAGCCTTTTCGAGTCCTAAAACTATCGCCGGCAACCAACTATCGAACTGCAACGATCACGGCGCAGTTGCACGACGATGCATGGTACGCGGACACTAACGGGCAAGCGACATCCGCCGCAGGACAGGCCGCAGCGAACAATTCGGGCGTGGGGCTACCGAATCCGTTACTAGGGAGCGTGGTCGACAGCAACGGAAATGTTCAATTCGGCATCGTCGAGACGGCCGCCACCAACAGCGACGGTACGGTCGAAGCGAGCGTCATCGTGAGCTTCATTGCACCAGCCACGGTCGTGAGTACCGGACCGGGTGTCCCGCTGGTGAGCTTGTCGGCGACGATCGGTTCCGGTGGGTCGCTCACCGGCGATCAGGTGCTTTATTACGCCGTATCGGCGGTGGACGCCGCGGGAGACGAGAGTGCCTTGTCGTTCGTGGTCACAGCGGTCATCAGTGCAGATGGTAGCAGCGTGACACTCGCGGGTTTGAGCTTCACAGCAGGTACGTCGGCTTTCAACGTATATAGGGGAAGTTCGCCGGCGAACCTGCTGCGAGTTGCCTCGGGGCAGGCGATCGCCACGACTTTCACCGATGGGGGATTGACCGATCAATTGATTCCTCCGCCCGACCCGGATTTCGATCACGCGAATTTCTACTGGCGATCGGAGTTGCAGCCGGAGGCCGCCGTCACGACTCATTCCCCTACCATGATCGGGAATGCAACTTTGCAGATGGCGGTCAACGGCTACGTGGGCATGACCGTGCGAATCACACGCGGCGGCGGCGCCGGCCAGGAACGCAGTGTGATGGCCAATGACCCAACGACGATAACTGTTTCAAAGTGGGATGTGGAACCGGATGCGACCAGTTTCTTCACGGTCGCGGAGGCAGCATGGCACTTCGCCGCGGTCGCGGAGAGCAGCCCTATACAATTCACAATTCCGAATCGGACAGGCGAGGTGGTGGAGATTACCGGCCGCGCGGCAAACGTCAATAATCTCGAGTGCTCGCCGCCGCTCTCGATTGTGACACGGTGGACGATTGGCGGGTCGGGGAGCGCCGACACCCAGGTACCGCCCCAGCCGTATTTTGGCCTGGGGCAGGACCTGCAAGGTGGATCGGTCGTACTAAGCGGCGTGTCGTTCATGGATCTGACAAACACCGGTTGGATATCGTCGGGGACGCTGACTCTTTACTACTGGAACGAGCTGCTGGAAACGCCGTCGACAGTACTCGAAAAGGATCTCGCCGCGACTGATGAAGTGCTGACACCGGGCGTCGGAGGCTCCGCACAGACTGGAACCAGGCTGCAAATCGACGGCGAGATCCTTAGTGTGACGGCTGTGGCTAACAACGGCACCCACTATAGTGTCACCCGCGGGGTAGACGGAAGCACCGCGGCAGCACACGCAGCTGGGACAGCAGTCTATCAGCTAACCAGCCAGACAACTATCGTGCCGTTTCCGCCGGGCTTCTTCGGTAGCCCTTATAGCGGAAGTTGGAACTACCCGATCCTGCTACCGGATGTTCGCGTCGGAAGCGCGGAATTGTTCGTCACGAATGCGCTCGGAAACAGCCCGATGACGGGCATATGCATGACTCACAACCAAGATCACGGTTTGCGGACTCTGTCTGGGGGACAGTACTCCATCCAGGTGGACGGGTTCCTGGCAGTCGACCAATGCGTAGCACCGGCCATCGTCGTGGAAACGGCACGGTCCGTACACGATGTATTCGCGATTTTGGGAACCGCGGCCGATGCCAACGTGCAGGTGCAGGTCAACGTCAACGGCGCTCCGTACTGCGCTGTAACATTCGCGCCCGGAGCGATCGCCTCGAACAGCATACTTGGAAGCACTTTACCGCCCCTTCAAGCGATGTCGCAGATAACCGTTGCGGTGTTGTCAGTGGGGCAGACGCGCCCTGGAGCGGATTTGACAGTAGTCATCCGACTTTAATGAGCGAGCAACTCACCAAACTCAGACCAGATCGGGACCTGCAGTGTTATTTCCGGGAGCCGTCGGCGATAGCGGCGCTTAGCCAGACGAGCCCAAGCGGGTTCACGGTATCGGGCTGCTGGAGAGATCCATTCGATTGGGTGGTGCTGGAATGGAATCGCGACAACGTATTCGAACACACCCTA